GTCTACAACCACCTCGATTTCTGGAACGACGTCAAAGATTCCATCGTTGGCACGAACATGATGGCACTGAAACCGCAAATCTGGAAACCGAACGTGGACAACCGAATGGATGCATGGATTCTCTTCGAGGGAGTGGATGCTACCCCCGATAAAGACGCCCCTACCGTCTACGATGGCGGCGGATTCGGCGGCCTGAAACCGGCCATCCACATTCACAACACCGAAGACGGCACTGGCAAGGTCCGAGTCGATAGCGGCATGTTCCGCTCCTACTGCACCAATGGTGTCATCTTCGGATGGGATAGCAAGAACGGCATGGCAGCCGAACACCTAGGCAAGAGCATCGACCACATGCAGGTAAAGGTTGCTCTGGCCATCGCAGATGCCGCTAGCCTCTGCAAACTCGGCATCCAGAAATTCGTGGAATCAACCACCATCCGCATCAAAGAGGATGTCATCAACAAGATAGTGGAAGAGTGGGCCGGCGTCTTCAACATCAGCGCCGAGTACTCTGACCTCTGGAGCAAGGCCATCGATGGCTCAAAGACATGGGCCGACGTGGTAATGGCGACCAGCGATTTCGCCGGAACCTTAGATGACCGAGACATGCAGACCGCTCTCGAAGAGGCCTCTGGAGCCATCCTGATTTCAGGACCGCAAAACCGCTACTTAGCCAACTGATTGCCGAAACCCTGCCCTCACCGGCAGGGTCCGCCGGAACAACCCTACCGGCGCTGATGAGGCAGGGCAAAATCAATCGAAAAGGAGACAATAGTGGAACCTAAATATCCGAAAGTGCAAGTATCCTTGTCTGGCGCTGATGGCAATGCATTTGCCATACTAGGCCGAACAAATGACGCCATGAAAGACGCTGGCGTACCCGACGACGATAGACAAGCCTATTTCGAAGAGGCCATATCCGGAAACTATGACCATCTGCTCCAGACGACCATGAAATGGGTCGAGGTATCCTGATGAAATGCTACGTTTGCGGCACCGAGTTACGTTTTCTGGAGTATGGCCAGAAGATAGGCAAGAACGGGAAACCGGCAAAATGGCCAATCTACGAGAAATGCCCTAACATCACCAACCACAAGACCATGGTTAGGGAACAGGCCGCTAAGGCCAAACCAGTAGACCGACCCCTGCCCCCACCGACACCGGCCATCACCGTTCCGGATGGAACGCCTACCACCAGAGAATTGAAGACCGGCATGGCATTCCAGTGGGATTACCGAAAGGGATTCACCAAGCAAGAGGTTCTGGAAGTAGTGGCTAAGTATGAAAAGCGTACCGGCCGCCGGCCAGAGAGCGCAAGGTGTAACATTGCTCACTACGAGAGATTTTTTGCCGCCTTGCCCCCTGATATCGACCTGAAAGCCGACCTTTCATTTACCCCCACTTGGCCTAGGTTGGACCTAGACCTGTAATAAATCCGAGGCCCTGCAGAGATGCAGGGCCTCGTACTTTGTCAGGAATCGGTCTACCGGTCTGTTTTATCCTTTCGTTTCTTCCCTTGAACTGTTACTGTAGCCAATTACTGGCAGGTCCTTGGTTGCGATGTAGGTAAGTTTTGAACCCAACAACATGCCGACGTAACTGACAATATAACTGGCCACGAGCGCCATCTCCTGCATAGCCGAATCAGCAGATGTCGCATCGAAGTCTGGCACGAACAAGCGCAGGCCATAGAGCGTAAGAATGCCTGCAAGGTTGAACCCTGCTACCCATTTATCGGCAGTACCATCCTTTACAACACCGAACATTTTCAGAATGTTTATCACCACCGACACAAGAGCGGCAAACCCAACCAAAGCGCTGAACTGAACCAAAATGGTCTCAAACATGTTTTCTCCTTATATCAGATTGAATATTCTTGCAAAAAACTCACCGACTACGATAATGATGACCGCCCAAGTCAGTTTATTGATGCTGGCCATCTGGCCCTCGATTTTGTCGATTCTATCACCGAGGTCGTCAACTTTGTCCGATATGGTATCTTTCTTTCCCGTCAAATCGCCCACAAGCAGTCTCCTTATTTCTGCCACGACATTACAAGTAGTGGCCATTTCCATTTCAATGCGTTCCACCCTTGCAATGATAGAATGGGTCGGGTCACCATTACCGGCCACTAGTCTTCTGATTTCATGAATGTCTGCCCTAATCAAGTCCCTATCTTCGATGCTTGCCCTAATGGCGTCTTCTCCAACATCGGCGGCCATTCTTATAGCCTTAGCAGGGTCTTTTTCTTTTCTTACGTGTTCCCACGAATCGTGGTTTCTGGATGTTCTATCTGTCATATGTCCTCATTCTTCCGGCTCCTCTTCCGGCTCTGCCAGTGCTGATAGATTTTCGTACACTTTGAAACTGGTGACCTCGGAGAAATACTCTCCAGATGTTATCTTTACCCACCCCTGCATCTGCCAGTTGCCGGCAATGTCAATCTCTCCGGTCTTACCTGCATATTGGATGACACCATCCTTGCCATCTGTAAGAAAAGCGGCATCTCTCACTATCCGTGCCCCGTCGCTTTTCTGGAAATATATCTTCTTCTTATCGTCAACGGCGGATGACACATCGATGGCCACTAGGTCTTTGTCAACAATCGTTACTTGAAAAATGGTACCAACATCACCAACGTGGATAATCGTATCTGTCATAACTCCTCCAATTCGTCATAGCGGTCAGCAACAACCTGATTGACAACCTGCTCTGCCTCTACCTGTGTATTCATTACAACACTATCCGCTACAATCAGGTTTAGCACCTGCTCTGCCACTACTGCCAACGCCATCACAGCAGTTGCCAGAACGGAGCGGTTTATTACCAGATTGGCACGGAACACCTCTGCGTGCTTTAGTCCGATGCCGCCCCAATATCCACCACCCCAATACGAGTTGCCCCAATATTCCGGCGTACCGATATAGTCAGCCATTATGATAAGTCATAGGTTTGAGTATCCCTATCTCCAGTAGCCAAATCGACCTCGGTAGTAATCCGGTCAACCGTATCATCAGGGTCACGGAATGCCAGCGTACCAGTACCACCGCCGGATAACTTGCCGGCCAGAGCGGCATTCCATAACTTGATAGACTGCTGAAAGGTCAGTGTACCATCCGCAACCATTGTCAGTATGTCGTTCACTGTCAAACCTGCCGGGATAGCAGCAATCAATCCAGCGAGTATGGATTGGTCAGCAGGGTCACTAGGCAGATTGTCTGTTTTCAACTTCACCGCATCCACCACCGCTTTAGCCGCAGTTATCGACGCAGGGATTTCAGTAGTCGTATCTGTTGCGATTACATCAATCTTGTCCTCTACATCTTGCAGGTCGGCCGCTAAAGCCAATGCTGAAACATTAGCCTTGTACTGGTCGGGATTATTCAGGTCAGCCATAATCAAAACCTGATTCGCCAGCACGCTTGTCAAATCCACATTGATTTGTTCGACTTCCAACGCCGAGTACATATTCCCTGTTGCATTCATTCCCTGACAACGAATTACAAGCGTAACATCTTCCGTACCTGTGTTAGTGTAGGTGTAGATATCACTTTCCCATGTATCAATGCTGTCGGTCATGGTGAAGGTTTTCAACCCTGCCCCGCCTGCAAACGGGTCAGTCGATGCTTTATTGAAAACGATGCATCTTGGCAGGTAGGTCATAGCAGCGTCTTTGCGCAACTGCATTTCAACGCTTATTGATGCACCTGCGCCAACAGTGGTTTCCTTCTGCCAGTACCCCTGTTTCGTTGCGCTTTCCAAAACAGTCTGCATTGCACTTGCATAACCAATCGGTTTTGTTACAGCCTGTTTTGTCGTTATTCCACCAGCAGTCCAAGCCTTGTAAGCACCGGAAACTTGGTCATGGTCGATACTGTCTGAGTAATTGAAAATTGGTAATGCTGAATAATTCGAATTTTCAACTCCGGTAAAATCACAATTTAGCATATTCACCGTACTCATATGAATGATAGGTTTTCCGCTACCTGCAACAAATACTGCATTACGAATATCAAACATACTCGCCAATAATATTCCATTATTTCCAGTACCGAAAGTCCCACCCAATATAACCCCACTACAAGACGAAAGTATTCCACTCAACGTACTATTTCCAAAGTCACCACCATAAATAGCCATATTCCCACAACCGGAAAAAGGAGTCATCATGTTTCTTGAATACAAGTTGCTAATTACAATCCCGTTCGTTCCCGTAGCAATTAAACTTCCAACCTCAAACACACCTCCATTTATGAAACCAACCTTCTGTAACTGATAAAACACCTGAGTACAAGCAATAAAATAACCACCGTTGATTGTTATACTTGTAGAGGCATTATAGAAACAAGAACTAACACCCCAAAATACGCCATCATTAACAATGGCCTCATTTGCACCAAAACCAAAACCTGAACCGTGGAAAAAGCCGCCATCTATGGTAAACCCAACTGGGCATGATTGAGCAATATAAGAGTTGGAACCAGCACTTGTAAAGTAACCACCGTGTATATCCAATGAGCCGCTTACCACAGTCCTAAATAGAATAGCGGCGCTATAATTCGTTCCAAGAAACTTCACATTTCGTGTTATCAAAACCGCTACCGCTCCGGCAACCTTAGCCGCACTTAGTCCGGCTGTTACTGTTATTGACCCTGCGGCAATTCCACCTGCGGCAATTGTTCGTATTTCACTATCATAAAACCCAACATCTGAAATACCTATTTCGTCACCATCAGCCCAAATATCACCAGTAACATCTGTATCAATTTCCAATACTGTTTGACCAATCGCCTCTGCACCTGTAAGATGCACTATCTTTATTGTCGGCTCTGCGGCATAAACAGTAATCTTCAATCCACCTGAATGCTGAATATACCAACCAGTGCCGCCACCGATACTATGTTTACTCGCAAGCGGGATATGGCTAAGACTTGTTCCGCAGTCAAACGTTCCTGCGCCTGAAATAATCTTAGCCGCCTTTATCTTCAAGTAGTACGCGCCAGCAGTCCTTGTCAGTTTCAGCGTTCCTGTAATGGTCAAACCATCAATCCCATTCGCAAACCCTGACTGGTCAACATCAAATTCAACCACATGTCCTGCGGCGATTATAACCACGGAATCATCAACCGGAACGCCCGCATCCCAAGTTGCTGCCGCAGACCAAAGACCCGACCCAACACTTGTAATCGTAGCCATTAGACCAACCTTTCACGCAGAGCAATCAATCCATCAAGCCTTTCTTGCAACTGCGCCAACTCAACCGCTCTAGGCTCAACCTGATACGCCTGATACATCTGCTCAACCAATGCGACAATGCGTGCCTTTCTCAAAGGAGTCCAATCGGTCTTAGTAATCAGGGTCAGAATAGCAGAAAGGTCAGTACCGACCTGTGTAGGGTCAGCCTCTTTTGCTAGCGTGTCTTTCATCGCTTGAATATCGGCCGTGATAAACGCCTTATTGTATGTGCCGATGATTTCACCTGTTACATCATCGGTTTCAATCCACCACTTTGACAAAGGCAGTCTCGTTATCATTTGCTCTCCTCGTACCAATCCCAAAGGATTCTCAATTTCTCGACATCGGTAGGTTCCCCCGAAGTACCAATTCTGTCAACATAAGTCAGCGATATCCACCTGCCAGCACCGATGCGACCGTAGCCATTCTTTTCTTCGTAAACTGTGTATTCCTCTGGATACTTCGCTCGTTTTCCGGTATCCGTTGAACTTGACACAATCGGCGCAGACCGGATAACCAACGAGGTTACGCCTGCTTTCACCTTTACGTTGTACATAGGTTCTCCATTCTCAACCGGCGGTACTGGCAATGGGTCAGGGATGTCGCCAGTGAAGTTGTACGTGCAGACTATTCGAACGCCTGTGTTCGGGTTGCCGTACCATTCGTCAAACCAAAGTTGTGCCCCGAACCACGGGTCATGGATGATGTATCTCCCGTTCATCTTGCCCACAATCAACACCCAATGCTGTTCGATTGTAGGAGTATTCGGGTACAAGTCCACGTTTACGATAACCGGCATGCGCTTTGCTAGTTGTTCATCAATCTTGTCCAGATATGCGCCATTATAGCGATGCCCAAATGTCAAACGTGGGTCGTACTTTTTAGATACGCTCCATACGAACAGGTTGCCGTCTTGGTAACCGCCATTTGCACCGAGCCAGCCATTTATTTCGTCAGGGTAAACGTCTAGTCCTAGCAGATACCTGACCACCATGGTCCACGCAACCATCAAACAACCCTGATTCCCAATCGGTATGTTCGTTGTGCCCATCTTATCGCTTGACCACCTTGGGTCTCGTTGAGCAAGCGGCCGTATGTTCAGCAGTATATTCATCGCTGTAAACTCCTTCCATCTCTGCTCTGATTGCATCCAGACGTTCAAGTCCAAAAATGTGTTCTCTGTCCCATAGGTCTTTCCATCCGGTTTGCCGTCTCCATCGACATCCCCATCGCTGGTATATTGCCAAATAAGGCATTCCCCTAGCCAACCGTTTTTCTTTACCGAGTAAAGAACGTCATCCTGCCCGACGATTTCGTTGTACCACGCTACCCAAAGTATCCTATCCCTAAACCGGCTAGAAAACTTCGACAACAAGCCGACTGAACAGTAAATTCCGTTCCTGATTCCGGTTAGCCGGTCCAACTCTGCAAACCACCCGTCGAGCATCTCTTCTACTTTATCCCAACAGGTATGTATACTAGGAGAATATGAGGCCAAACCGCTTTCAACGTCAATCCAAATTACGGGTTTTCCGAGAGCAAACGCCCTGCGTGCCTGCTCTGCACCCCATTCATAGTTTGATACACCGAAAGCCGGAGACTCTGGATTGTACCAGTTAGAGTAGTAATTCAAGTACCAATACATCATCCTAAAGGCATTGACGTTCTGCCAGTTTGCGACAAACCGTTTATCCGTGGTCCTGCCATGGCCGCCCCTGATGACATGAAACGATGAGCCGGTATTTTTCAACCTCTCAAAGTCCACTACACCATTGAACTCACTAATGTCAGTACCTCTAATCGGATAATCGCTGAACTTCATCCTCTAACTCCTTTATCCTTTTTAGCAGCCTTTCCTCGTATTCGAGCAACATCTCCTTGAACGCATACGGGTAGAACACGGTCTTTTCAAAGAACTCCAACAGTTGTTCAATGCTAGTAATCTCGGTCATCCGGTTCTCCAAGCGTAAGCGACCAACCAGCCAATACTAAGCCAATAAATGCAAGCACCAACCCAACAAGCATTGCAACCGCTACAATCTTCATCAAGACCATCCCAACACCTCAAATAGTTTCCCTAGTCCATAAAACACCACGAAAGACACCGCAAACACAACCCCTATTGCCAACAGGAAATAAGCCAACTTTTTCATCACATCTCCATCATAAACCAAACTCGACCATTATCAAATGTAGGCGTGTTATCTTGAACATTCAACCCTATTGATAGATAATGATAACCAGTAGCAAACAGGGCCGGAACAGAGGCACCTGCATTTACCTTTATGGCGTCAGAACTTCCGACACCACATTCGACCAGTGCCCCTGCGAAAGCGCCGCCGCCGTCATACAGCAGATAAATGGCACAATAGGATGAGTTGGTTGCGCTACAGTTACCACTTATTCCACCGAGAACCTGCATGCCGTTTGGATGCCCTACGATGAAATAGGTTGAGCCGAGGTTGTAACTGTCGGCCGAGCCGCCCGATGCACCGATATTAATACCTTTTTTGAGAGTACGGTTGTACATGTTCCAGACAAGCCTTGAGGCGTTTGAATCGTCGCATTTAGCGTCTGCGGCCATGTAAATCGTTCCTACATATCTCCTTGTCGTTGCGCCGTTCTTTACTAATACGCCATCCTGATATGCCAGAGCGGTCGCCCTTGTACTGGCGTTTGTCCACACCAGCCCCTCAAGTGTAGGGGAACCGGAATCGTCATAGACAAAAATGTCGTACGGTTTGCTTGCTGTAAATCCAGATATGTCGAGAGACAACTCGGCAAAAGTAAACAATCCCCATTTACTGGCGCCATCATACAAAGCAATCGTATCACCAACACATGGAGTATAATAAAGAGTGGTCTTATCCGATTGGTCTGCAGATGACACAGGTACACCGCTCTCAAGCGTGAGCCTACCATCCGCTCTATAAAGCATGGTCTGGTATGCTTTCAATGCCAACTCATCCACCACCGCCGATAACAAATCGGAATGAGCAATTTTCTTTGTCTTGTTTATATCCAGCGCCTCACTAACATCGACAACAACTAATAGGTCTCCATCCGCTGGAGTAGTGAGTGCAGTAAATTCAGATATTTTTTTGATTGCCATATTGTTCTCCTATGACGGCTCCTCGTATTCGGACCCTAGCACCTCTATCTTTGATAGGTTTCCACCGGTAAGTGAAATCTCCCTGCGGAGCACCGTTCCGATTATTTGTTTCGATTGTATGGTACTGGTAAGCACAGCAGTACCCAAATCCACGTCGGATGAGAACAACAATATACCCTGTTTGTACCTCTGTCGATAAAAATCCCTCAACTGGTCCAAGATTCCTTGGGCATTGTCTAGGTTTATCATCGTTGCATCCGAGATTACTTTGGTATTCTTATTTGAAAACTCGACCGCCACGCTCTCATTGAAAGTAAAGGACCTCTTGCTATCCAGCCAAGCATATCCGGTAATGGTTACTGTGCCGGCCGTGGTCACTTCCAAATAAAGGCTGTTCGGCCCCATCACATACTCACCGCCTATCTCTATTAGAGTTGAGCCATCCTCGGCCACGATGTCGTCTCCACCCTCTGATGCCATGGTCCAAGTTTCATATCCTGGCCCGTCTATGATAACAGTATGATACGGTTTCTCAAAGACTATCTTGTAAGTGCCAATCTCTAGGTACTCCTCGTAAATGTCTTCCAACTCGGCACTAACCGTGTAAGTGTGAGACACCAACTCAATCTTTGTTACCAACGGCAGTAACTCGATATCTTGATTCATGCTCTTTTCAGAGTCTTCAATCTCGTCATCGTAGGTACTAGTAGGTATTACCACGGGAACAATTTCCAAAACGTCGCTTTCAGAAGTCTTTGCCATGGCTCCAGCCGCAAAACACACCTGCTGTACGGCCTCTCGATACGAGGCCGGCGGTATCCATCCGCTCAATTCGATGGCGGCCAGAGAAACATCGACCGAAAAACTAACATCAAGAGGCCCAAGGATGGCGTTTAGAACATCCTCAAGTAAAGTGGCCTCTTCCCAAAATCCGCCGTCGTAGTCTGTTTCCGCTAAGACTCCTAGGATATCAATCGCTGTGAACTCAATCTCTGTGTCGCTTACGTTCTTCCACCTCTGCAGGTAAAACCGGCCGATGAAATGATTGGAGCCGCCTACACTTTCATAAACTACCACCGGCAACCGTTGGGATAGTAAATCATAGGCCTCTCCGGAAAACATCAGGAAAGTGGGATACCGGTTTATCACCTTGAACTCGATGGTACTGGCCGGTACTTCCACACTGGATGGGTTTATTTCTTGTATCACCATCGCACTGATAACGTCTGTATTGGAAAACGTAAACGTGCTACCTATAGACGTGGTTACCTGAATGACGGGATAAGTAGTAGCGGTCATGTCCTAGCCGGCTCCTGTGCGATGAAGTTTACCGTTAGATTCTTCCAATAACGAGAGGCCCCGTCTACCTTTATCATCTCGTCTGCTATGCCGGCAAAATAGGCCGTAAAAGTGAGGTCTCCATCCTCATCTGGAATGACAACCGTGTGAAACTCTTCCGGCTCTGTCAGTTTATCCCACAGGGCCGAATAGTCAGACATCGGCGCCATGCCGAAAACCAACTGGTAATTGAAAAAAACACCAATCAACTCCCGATGCAGTTTCCCGTCGGCGGTCCTTTCAGCGAATTTGTCCAAGAAATCGGCCGTTCGCTTGATGCTCCGTACCGGAACATCATAGGTTATGCCGTCAATGGTTACAGGAGACGTGCTCATGCGGTTACCCCTTTCACCAGACTACGACCGATTCGATTGTTTTCCTTGTCAATGTAGGGTTTCAACTCTCGGACCAGCGCCCCTAAACTGCCGGCGAAGTTGATGGTTACCTCTTTACTACCCATGCCAGCCGTCTCTTCCCTTACTATCTGGCGAATTAGGCTCTCTGGAGCCTCAATGTTCGTGCCGGAACGCTGGTCTCCAAGCACGGCCAAGAATTGAGCATTAGGCGGTATGACTGCACCACTGGCCAACTTTGGGATAGTAGGTGTCGTAAGAAGAGGAATTTTTGTTCCGGCTATGCCGTTGGCTAGCCTAATGACCTCGTTTATTCCATTTACTATTCCCCTGATGAGGTTGTTTACGAACCCGATGATTTCATTGATGACGTTCTTTACCGTACTCTTTATGGTATCGAACGTCTTTGAAAAGAACCCCTTGATAGCCCCCGTAGCAGTATCCCATGCCTTTACCAACGGGTCGATTACAGTATTCTGGAACCAAGTCTTTGCGACAAACCATACTAGTTTGATGGCAAACCATAGATTGGTGAAAAAAGTCCTCACGGACACCGCCATGTCTGACACACCCGTCTTTATGCTGTTCCAAAGGTTGACAAAGAAACTGATTACACTGTTTATCACCTTGGCCGCAACCCTGCTTATTTCAGGCCAGTATTTTATCAGCAGGCCTACAACCGCAATGATGAGCAAGATGATGGCCACGACCTGTGCGGCTGGACTCATTATGAGAAGTAGAGCGGCCCCCAACAGCAGGAACGCAAAAACGATTCCTTTTATCTTCTCTGGATTTTTCTCTGCCCAATCGGCAATCTTCTCCAGAATGTCGGCCAGAAAATCGAGAACCGGTACCAACACCTCATCCCTGAACCAAATCCACGCCGGCCCTAGGTCTTTCAGTACAGCGCCGGCGGCTATCTTCACCTGTTCCCATATTCGTTTCAGTGAATCCCAAATGCGCCTCAACGGCTCCATTACCGGCTCAAGAAACTCCTTGATTTTGCCCCATATTTCCTTTATCTTTTCAACGAGAACGAGGGCCTTTTCCCCTAACGGTACCCATTCTTGTCCTACACCGGCCCCTGCACCACCGCCCGTAGATGGTTCATTCTCTTTTGCCATGTCCAAAACATTCAACTGGTCAAAAGAGGCAAGTGCCCCCTCTGCGGCCTCTCCAGCCTTTTTAGTGTTTTCGGCCATCTCTTTCGAAGAACCGGCGGCGCTACCGGCCGCCTTAGCCGTTGACTTCCAATAGCCGGCCTGACCGGTAAGCCCTGCCAACACCTGTGCTATTAGGTTTAGTAGGGTAGTTACCCAAGCGACCAACTTTTCAATCCATGGCAGAGCAAACAATATGAGCGGTCTAAAAGCATCCGACACGGCCAGTTTCAGGTTTGCAAACATGAGTTTCAACTCATCCACCTTGGCCGCATACCCTACCATGTTTTTCGACGCATCAAGGGTCGTCTTTGCCAGACTTACCATCCCACGAACGATGGCTACAACCACCAACAATACTCCAGCCAGAGCAACAACACCGGCGATGGCCGCCATTGCTAACACTTTACCGAACCCTTTCATGGCGGCACCCACTTTGGATATACCCTTGTTGAATCCAGCGGTATCCATCCTTGAATCTATGCGCACATGGCCATCATACTGCATTGGTAGGTTCCTTTCTGGCCTTTATCAAAGACATGAACGCCCGTTCGGCCTCGATTTCATCAGGTGTACGGTCATCTATCTCTGGAACGATAAACATGGCACCCAATTCACGTGCTGTCGCCCGTTCCTCTTTACTGGCCTTTCCGGTCTTTACTCGTTTTCTTAGCCCAACCAAACTACAAAAGACTGTCTCGGAGCCTAGGTCCATGAACAACGCCAAAAACTTCCACCAGTGCATGTACTCGACCGATTCCAAATCTATGCCATGGGTCTGCTGAAAAGCGGCATAAATCAAACTGGCGTCTTTCCACCAACTAAAAACCCTAGGGCCGTTAGAATCATCCACCTCGTCGCTACCCATGTTCAAAAACCACACACCCTGTTTCAACGCCTCTGAAACGTTATCCGGTTTTTCCACAAACAGACTATTGTACAGGATAAGGCTCTTCTCTAAACCAGCCAACTCTGCATCCTCAAACGCCAGAATGGTACGCAAACAAGCACGAAAGTCAGAGTCAATCTTGTACTCTTTGCCCTCGACTTCAAGGCTGGTTGGCAGAGTGTCTACTAGTATATTCATTTCACGACATGTTTCTTCCTGTATTTATCCACTTTAGCGGACCGAGCCTGCTGAACAAACGGCGTGATTCCAGTGAAGAACTGTTCGAACATGTTCAGCGTTTGGGTCTCCCCAAAAGCCGCCTGCGAAGTACCTACTCCGAACACCGAGTCAATCTCTTTCCTTAGGTATTTGCACAGGTCAAGCACCAACTCCAGAGAGGCGGCCGTGTTTTTCGGTATACCGTGTTCATCTTCCCCGACAATGCTGACCACCTCATCTGAACGAGTGCGAATTTCTTTTTCTTTCTCCTCAAATCGCTTGATGAGACCATAAAACCGCTCCACGAAAACGATGTCGTCAGGATTGAACTCGATAATCCGGCTCTCGTCGCCGTTTACAGTGATTCTCTTTGTTCCGGTATCGATTCTAATGCCATCCATTAGACTGTCCTTGTCGCTTTGATGATGTAGGTACTGGTTACTGCACCCTCGGTAACTGCAATGGTTATGGTGTTCTCACCAAGGACCAACGTTGCAGGGTCACCTTGAGCAACCACATCGCCATTACATTCCTGAACGATACTATCTGCCGTTGCAAGAACAGACGCTACTGTGACGGTCTCGGCCGCAATCGAGGTAGTGTAGAACAGGTTGGATTTGTCAGTAGCAAACAACGGAGCCAAAGTGCCAGACCCAAGTGTCAAAGCGGTCAACGTGGTCGCTGCAGTTGCGTTCAGGGATGAAAACTCTAAGGCCAAAGGACTAAACCGGCCTATTTCAGGTTCTCCCACGAAATTGACCACGTAGTTTAGTTTAGCGGCCGCTCCACCCTCTCCACCAAACTCGTCAATCTGGATGGAAACTGTTTGCCTTTCGGCCGGATAGAAACCACCGATGGCCGCTTTATACATCCATACATTCACTACCTCGGCCTCTGCGGCCGATAACACCGAGCGGCCCTTGCGCAACGTATCCAGAAAATCAAACACGTCATCGCCGGCTATGGCAATCGATTCCAAAGGCATGTTAGGAGCGTAGGACTCGACCACGATAGTAGCACTATCCTCGTGGATGTAATTCTCTTCCGTGGTCTTGGGATTGTAAGCAATGGCGCCGGTCGTGACTCCATCACCTATCAACGCCCAATCAGGAGATTCCACCGTCCCGATATTCAGGAACGTTCGAAACTGACTTCGCTTTATCTTAGTCATGCGTCATCTCCTAACTCGGAGTAAAGGCTGATGTAGTGGCATTGAACGTGCCAACCACAGGGTCCCCGATGAAGTTGATGGTGTAATTGATTTTGACCGAGGTACCACCCTCTCCACCGAACTCTTCAATCTGGATGGAGACATTCTGCTGTTCAGCAGGGTAAGCCGCCGGTCCACCAGCCTCATAGGCCCACACATTGATGATGTCAGTTTCAGCATCATCCAGAGTGGCCCTAGCAATGCGCAACGCATCCACAAAATCGAACACATCATCGCCGGCTATGGCAATAGCCTCGACCGGCATGGTCGGAGCGTAAGATTCGACCGTGATGGTTGCGCTATCTTCATGAATGTAGGTCTCTTCCGTGGTCTTCGGGTTGTACCCGATGGCTCCAGTAGTAACCCCATCTCCAATTAGTTTGTACGTTGCGGCCGCTAATGGAGTGATGTTCATGAAGGTCATTACTTCACTTCGTTTGATTTTTGCTGTAGTCATGTTTCATCTCCTAGTCTTGCTTGTAAACTAGCCGACACTGTATCTGGTAAATGCCGGTCTCTGATTCACCTTGTTCGTATAGGTACCCCCAACCTAGAGCCTCAATCAATTCAGGCGTCTGGCCGGTATTCATAGTTGGAAAAGCATCCGATTCAGTCTGACTATCCAGCCAATCGGCAAATGCCTCGAAGAATCCATTGTTCTCCAAACGAGCCAAATCATCAGCCGTGCTCTCCATGCTCCTAAAAGCAAACGGGTACTCCCGTAGAGTGGAGCCGTTGATGTAAGCCTCTACTACTCTGCTACCGGCCAGAGGCACGACCGAATACTCCGTAGGTTTAGGCCCGATGTAATCAACCCAAACTGGAGCATCCGAATCCAACTCGGCATAATCAGCGATGTAATCCCTTATAGCGCTGATGATGCTGGTCGTCATTTCCCACCCCCACCGGCTATCCGTCTAGCCGACACGATTAGTTGCCTGCCATGTACCTCTTTCATTCGCTGAAACCACAAACTGCCCCTCAAAGGACCGGTCTCTGACTTGGTTTTCCTTATCAGGTAGTATTGGTATCTGGAGTAAATGGCAATCCATTCTACAAGACCAGAACCGATAACCGTTCCTAGAGTGCCCGACTTTATAAGCATACTGGTCTTTAGGGGAGTGTACGGCTCACACAAACGAAGTACCTCGGAGTCAACGAACTTTTGGGCATCGGAATACCTCTTCCACCACTTCGGTTTGAAGTTGGTATTCCAGACCAGTATTGCCCTGCCGTTTGGACCCTGAACTATGGACCCTCTCGGAGTGTTTATCTCAAGATGCCTTGTCATGAGGCTCCTATCCGGAGATGGCGCATGGCCAAGGACCCATAATCGTACCGGTCAACAGATTTTACCACTACGACATCGGCATACTTGTTTTTCAGGTCCGTCATAGTAAAGGTCGAGATGTTCACCTCGTCTAATACGTTTCCCTTTACCATAACATCTCCAGCCCCAATGCCAGAAGGTTCTAGCGAAAGAGGAATCCATACAGACACCGAATCGGCCTCTAGCAACCCCGATGCGATAACATTGGCCGCCTTGCGGTTTTCCCAATGAACGGCCGCAATCACCTCACGGGTCCAATGCTCCGTGTTAGAGGTCACTGATTTCCGATAAAGAGTTAGTGCCGTATTCGTCTGCATAAAATCCTCTAAAGAGCAATCCGGTACTGATAAGGAACGGTTTGGCCGCCTCGGTCAACTTCGTCATGATAGATGCCTTTTGCGACTGCAGCACGGCATAAGAGACTGAATGCGCCCCGACCGACTCACTGGCAATGATACCACCAGATGACTCTATCCTGTACTGTTCGTCAATCATGGCACAAACGGCCAACTTTATCTTTTGGATGGTTGCCGTATCTGTGCCGGTCGTGATGATGGCGGCCGCCCTGTCAGACGTAATCAGGTCGAGATAGGCACTGGCCTTGATTTCAAGAGGGAAAAAATCAGAAGAGGCCACGGCCGTTCCACCATATACTCCTGAATAGAACTGGTAGTCTACATACATGGCCTCTCCTTAGTTATTCTATGGTCGTAGATTCGTGCTTTTCCGGAACCACTTTCGCCGGTTTTGGTTCCTTGTCTGCTTTCGCAGTTTTTGGAGCCGCTTTCGCAGGCGCCGGTTTTCTCACCTGTACATGAGGTTTGTATCCCAATCGCAGATACCTGCCAACCTCACTTTCAGGAATGTCCATTACAACTCCAGCCTTTGTAATCCTCATATTGTCTCCTTAGGCAGACGCAACGCCCTGCAGATAGTAGAGGTAACCGGTCAACTTGCCGGCCGTGAGAGCCTCGGTACCAACGGTAACGGTAATCTCACGTTCGTCAGTTGTCTTGACGCTGGTACTCTCTGGAGTGCTTGCTTTAGGTATGATGGCCTTACGACCAAGAGCGGACCCTGGCGACCCGTTGATTTGTGCGGCATTGATGATGTCATTCGCCGCCTCTACTTTGATGGCGATAGTGGCGGCAGTGTTTCCGGAAGTGAATATCGTATTGGTATCCACAAAACCACCGACTATGATGGCATGCGCCGGCAGGACCACGCCGGTCTTATGAGCGGCTACGGTCTTGTTACTTACTCCAGTGGAGTCATTCTTGGCCGTATCAAAAGTGAACTCGACCACTTTCAGACCGATGTTCTGATTCAGCGCTTGAATTAGTCCATTAGGAGTAATGATGTTAGTTGCACCCATTTAGTTGCTCCTTTCAAACTATAGGCTCCCGTTGGCAGGAACGATGGCGCCGGCAACGTCTGATGCAGCGATGTAATTCTGCAACATCATCTTTGCACCGGCCACAATGGCTCCAGCACCGGCAACGCCTTTGGCCTTGGCAGTTACACAACGATTGTCATGAACGTACACCTTGCCACTGGCCTCATTGATACATTCCTCGGTCGTGCTTAGGTAATTCCGCACGATGTAACTTGGGAACTGTGCACTGGTAATCGTTGATTTGACATCGATACCCTGATGTTTCCCCTGAATGAAGTTATCGGCAATGAGCAGGTCAGGAGCCTCACCCGTTCCGGCAATCTCGATGACCGCATCGGAGTAGTCTCCGAAGAACTTGCAGTCCTTGATGGTCAGGGAGTGAGGAGTGGTCGCTACAATGGCACCAGTGGCCTTTGTATCGGAGTACCCGTCGAAAGTGCATCCGATGAACGAAATACCGGAACAGGTCGTCGGCAGGGTCATGATGTCTCCACCCTCGGCCGGCGATTTGAAATGGCAATTGATGAAACGGGTACCAATATAGGTACCGACAATCAGGTGATTGCCAAGGATACGAGGTTTGGTCCAACGGTCGTAAGAACCGACCCCTATCACGTCGGTCTTGTCGGCCAGTTTTACCAAATCCTCTTCCACTTCGTCGTCTTTCAGGTAGATGATGTTACGAGCAGTCCACCCGAACGCTTTAGAGGCGATGTCGGCATGGCTGGCGGCCAGAGCAACGGAAAGGGATGCAAACGGCGCATCCCATGATTTTCCGTTGTTACTGTCATTGCCAGCATTGCCATCGACATAGAACACCTCTCCGGCAATTCCACCGGATAAGACGTTGAAGTTGTCGTTCAGGGCCATTACTAGCCCGTTAGGTCCAATGCTTTTCAGGCTCATGATTTCATCTCCTATGAGGCGGCGTGAACGTAAATGCCCTTGACCTTGTTGTCGTACACCCAAGCGTCATGGTACAGGCGGTACTGCATCAACCAACCGTCGGAAAGTTGATTCTCTTCTGGAGAGAAGATTTTCAGGCTGGTCAGTTTGGTCGCCTGCTCACGAGCAGACGGATGCAAGAGGATGAAGTTGATGTTGTCGCCGGTAGCAGTATACCCACCTGCGTTCGATGTCGCCCCTGCGTTCAGGGTAACCTCGTCGGTCAAGCGGCCCTGCGGAACAGGAACAATGGTGATGCCATCAAGGCTCTGCAAGCGGCGGTCGAACTGCGCCTGATTCTCGATGGAACGGGTAACAGACGCCATGAGATAGCGGTAGTGAGCATCCGAAATGAAGAGTATACGCCCCTCTTTCGGTACCTCGTAGGTGTCCAACTGGCCAGACGCCACATCAATAGCGGCCAAAACGGCGGCAGCACTAGCAAGAGCGGCAGGAGTGGCGGCCAGAACACCAGTAGCAGACGCCCATGCGGCAAACCGGTAGGCATCCAACTCTGGAACAACCTGCGTGCGGATGAACTCCGACGCCAGAGTACCAAAGGCCATGCCCAAGGTCTCTTCATTATCCATGCGGTCAATGCTGAAAGCCCGACCACGTTCCTGCGTCAACTGAATGGTCTCCCACGTAGCAGTAACATCGCCGGCCGGATAACCGGTCGACCGTGAATACGTACCAAGACCAACCACGCTGGTCTTGAAAATCTTCACCTCATTGACACCACCAAACTCAACCGGTTTGGTCATCGCATCGAGGCGAGCGGTCAACGACTCTTTCTTGTAAATCTCATCAAGAATCGGACTGAATCGTTCCGCTAAAGCAATACTGTTAGCCATGAGTAATCTCCTTTTTTACGTTCCGAGGCCGGCCGCTTTCCTTGCGGCATCCACCACGGAATCACTGATAACGGTTCTGGATGAGCCACCGGCCACAATCCTCGGCCTCGGCTCTTCGGATTCGAAGAGAAACTCGTTTTCGGTCTGTATCTGGCCTAGTTGCTCATCCAGACCCTCGATTTGGCCATCTTCTCCGACGGCAAGGGATTCCACGTCGAGCAACGCCCTTACCGCTTTAGCATTCTTGGCCTTGGCCCCCGTGAGAGCCTTGTCCAGAGCATAATCGAACTGCAGAGCCTTGACCTTGGCATCGGCCTCTAGAGCCGCTGTTTCTGCCTTGGTCTTCCATTCCTCGGCGGCCGTCTTTATGGAATCGATATCCATCGACTTGAATCCCTCGATGGTCTTGGTCGCCTCTTCCAGTTGACCCTTGTAGGAGTTTAGTTGGCCGGTAACCTCTTCATTGGCCGTCTTTATTCCCTCGATGTCCTTGCCGTGGAGCGTTAGAATCTGCCGGATGACATCTTCATCCTCAATGCCCATGCTTACCAAATCAGCCTTTTTCATGTCTCTCTCCTTTACTCACAACTACGATTTTTTAGGCGGTCTCTCCGCCCGTTGTTCGCCCTTTTACGCTTGCGAATAGCGAGACCTTACTAACTTCAAGTGTACCACACCTTTGAACCGAAGTCAATCATCCAACACCGGTCCAAAAAGGTTTCTTTATTTCTTTTTCTTTCTTTTTTACTATCAGCGTGCAATTAGTTTCCATATCAGCCTGCTATTGAACACGTGTTCTATGTTTATTCTTCAATGGCGTAAAGACGGGAACCACTGAATGAGAACAGCAACTCCTTGCGGTCGTTCGGGTCTTTCAGGGAAAGGTCTTTTGTCCTGATAATGCGGCGTACGTCTAACTCCAGTTTGCGGTCTCCAATCCAAGTACCATCGGAGAGGAGCGTGCCAATTATCTCGGTCTGCCGGCCGTCTGCGTTCCTATCTTCGATGAACAGTATACTCTTTGTCATTTTATGTCTCCTTGAACAATCGCCCTTTTTTGTCATAGTATCTTATTTTGCGCACCCATTCGGCAGGTATATCTCGTTCAATCCTAAACGAATCCCCCTCTTCTTCGTCAATCTTTATTTCTCCAGTGAAGTCTTCCGGAATGGAAAATTCGACTGTTGCAAAACCGGCGTCTTGGTCCATGTACAGGTCTGCTACATAGTCACGGGTAAACCTTTCATTCTCCATGAAGTAAACCGATTCTGGCCGGTCACCAATACTGGCCTTGCTCTTTTTGAGACCCTCAAAGCGAATACGCTCGGCCTCTAGCAGGGATGTTCCGTGAAAAACTACCTTTCCCAACCCTGCCGCCTTTCTGGCCGCCGTTTCTGCTTTGGATACGAACTGGCCGCCCGTATCTTTACCAGCAGGGTCTCTTGGATGGTCTTGTTCATTCCAGTTAGTCATTTTATGGCTCCTTGAAATACTCATCCCAATGGTCTAGCAACCACTGGCCTCTGATTTTGATGGCCTCTCGCTCTTGGTCGTTCAATGTTCCAAGGCCGAAATCGTCTAGCCATCCACTGGTAACCATGTACTCCAGCCTTGCAAAAACTTCGTTGGAAATGGGCATAGGAACGTTCGAATGAGCAGGACCTAGCACCGTTTCCTTGCCTCTGTACACCAACTTCATCTCGTAGTGTTCAACTATCCATTCGACAATAGAAGATTGGTCGCTACGCCAAGAGAATGATAGGCCATGGTCGATGGCGATGAGGTGTCCATCCTTTACCATCCAGTTACCACCGTGTCTGTCACTGTTTCCTATAAGAGCATCCAACAGGTCCATCTTGGCAATCTCTTCCGCATGCCTCAATTCGGTAGCGTTCCTGCCCAACTCCGCATCTACAAACAGTTGGAACGAGGCACCGTCGGATACGGCAAGCGGAACAGGGGAATAGTAAGTCTCCGGAACAATACCTAGGCCTAGCGCTTGGTCAATGTCGTAGGCCAGCGCCTCTCGCTTAGAAAGGCTAGCCTTTGACATCGAATCTGTGTTCGGTTTCATAATGGCGAAATCATCGGTAGATAATCGGACCTTGATAGATTCGAATATACCGTGATTGCGGTTTGGGTCCTCGTCTACGGTATACCCATTCTTGACCGCCGATTCCATGCCGCCGGCCACGCTCATCCAAGGTTTGGCACCTGCAGGAATAACCGTTGGAAACGCTGGAGATGGCATCTTCGATGGCTGTTTCGGCGGCATCTTCGTGACAACGGGAACCACGGGAACAGGCCTGACACTTACTTGAGGCATTTTCGGTTTTTCAGGGAGTATTTTGACCAGAGGAACGTGGCCGCCCTCTCTTTCCGGTTGTCTGTGCAGGGTAGTCTGGCGCACAAAGTTGCGCATCTCGGCCTGTAGTGTTCGGACCTCGGCCATCTCCTGCTGGTTGTCTAGGCCGGCCTCTGCCAAGGACTCCGCAACCCTCTTAGCCTTGCGAATATCTCTCTCGATTCCCCTTTGGACCTGTGTAGCCTCATAAAAGGATAACGTCTGGCCCCGATAGTTGACGGTCTTGTTTGCGTATTCTTTCAGCATGGCCGGCGTGTAGAACTGTTCGGATATGCCCTCGAAATAAGGGTAGAACGAATGGCGGCAATTCCAGCCACATAGGCCCTCGCCGGTACCGTAACCGGTCCAAGTCAGGAAATCAGGGTATTTTGGGTCGCCGTTGGTCGAGTAAATCCTGCCCTGCCACATTTCGTGGTTTTCCGGTAAGTCTCCTTTGTTTCTGGCCCCGATGTGAGCACTAACCGCTATGTAACCAACACCTACCTCATTCAGGTTCTTCATCGAGACCTCGGCGGCCGTCTGTGAAACGCCGGTAAGCACCGCCCTGCGCATGGCCACGTCTAACTGGTCCTTGCGGCCGCTTGGATATTGGATGACCTTTAGCCCCTTGGCCGCCACGTCTTTTATTGCCGCCCTTATGGCCTGATTGTACGACATGGCCCCGTGGGATACTAACATATAGGCCAAGTCAGCCGCCTCTAGGAATGCCACTTGGCTGGTATTGGCCGTCGTCATGGTCATGTTATTCAATAGGCCTTGAGTCTTGCGTAGGCCGGCCTCTAATACGTTCAGCATGGCCGGCGAAAGGTTGGCATATTCGGCCGGCAGCACGCCTGCTTGCACCAGTATCCGGTTGTCGTACTTCACGCTCTTTACTGCGTACTTGTTGAACTCTTCCCTCAAGACGGCATTGGACCGGCCAGAAATGCGTGCCAACTCTTTCAGCACATAGTCATACGTCTTGCCGCTCTGGAGCAGTCTCTCTACCTGCCATGCCGCCGAAGACGTCGCTCCACCCATCTTGGCCAGACGCCTAGCGATATCTTTCAGCACCGCCATGGTGAACTGGTCATACAGGTCGACCATAGGTGTCGATATGTTGTCGAAATCAGCAAGATGGAGCATCTATTTGCTCTCTAGGACCTCTAATATTGCCTCAACCTCTTCCAAATCTAGGTAGTAGTAATCAGAGGCGCCAAAGGACTTGCGATGCATGCCTATAGCATCATAAAACCTGCTGGATGACGCACTTGCAGAGGTTAGAACAAAGAACTCCGCATCAAAATCGTAAGCCTGTCTAGCGTAATCTTTCAAAGCGTCTGCGAAAGCAACCGCTCCATATCCCTTGCCGTGGTCCGAGGCCCCGATGTAATGGAGCCAGTATACAGGCCGGTCATCATCAAGTATAAACTCGGCTCCAGTTATATCAACAGCGCCTTGGTAAAATGCAGCAACTTGACCGGTCTCATCGACTATCAAGGTTGCCGGTTTACTTTCATCATCCCATAAGGCCTCGGAAAAGAACTGTCTAGCAAAACCGGAGAACGACTCCATATTCTCATCTTCGACAATCTGCCGTGGGTCCTCGAACATCTCTTCGCCATCTAGAGCAGTTTCGGCCCATTCTTCCGATTGCATGGCCTTGTATTCAAACTTGCCTATTCTCTGCCATGCCGCCGCCTGCTTGCCGCTTACGAATTGGCCGCCGGTAGATTTGCCCTTTGGGTCTCTCGGATGGTCCTGTTCATTCCAGTTAGTCATTAGGTATTCTCCAGTAGCGTAGGCCCCTTGATTCTGCAAAACTGCACATGGTCTCGTATACCCAATCGGTTGCCATGGAATCGGCCTCTCCTGTACGCAGATTCAAAGTAAACAGGTCAAACTCATCCCCGTATTTTCCCTTTAGTCTAGCATGGGCCAGAGTTTTTGACATTTCCATGGCATTTCGAAACGGCATACTAAACAGACCTTCCCATCCCCGTTCTCCAGCGGCCAACACATGCTGGAATTTTCCTGTTACCGCCCTTATCTGGCCAAGATTCAGTTTAGCCGCCGTTCTCATATCCGCCTCGGAAAACGCTAACTCTACTTTTGGATGGTTATGCGTTAGGATGGCACCCTTGCACTGGTCCTTATGCAACCAGTACAACTCTGTCAGGTCAACCGAATACTCCAACCCCTGCTTGTCGAAGAATACTTCGCCGGTAACAGGGTCGATGACTTCACACCGTTCATGCGATAGTATATGACGGGTTTTCCTTGCAAACTCGGAGCATGCATCCTCGGCCTTTTGTGAGACCTCTGGCAAACCTGCCGCCGCTCTAGCGGACCGGCCGGCCTCTGTCCATTGGCCGCCGGTAGAGGAACCTTTAGGGTCTCTTGGCTGGTTTGGGTTGTATGTCATTCTTCTCCTTGATGGCCTTGGTGAAGTCCCAATCCTCTTTCAGTCTGGAGTCATCCAGTATCAGGCGCTCTTTAGTCTGCGGTATCTTTTTCTTCATGCCAAAACTCCTTCCATGCCTTCTCCCATTCAGCCTCGGAAATGTCACCGCCCTTGCCTTTTCCGACTAATCGGTCAGCAATCTCGGTAACCCACGCCTTGAACGCTCCTAGGCTCCGGTCTTTCGGTCTTGAAATAGTAGGTTTTGTCATCTTTGTTCCTTTAGGTAAATCGATTCGCCTTTTACGACGTCATATATTGCTAGTTGGTTTTCTGCTTTGGCCATTTTCAAGACCTCGTTCAGGTCTTTGACATTCTTAGATATGTCTAGATACGCCATTCCACCATCTAACCAGCCGCCTAAGTAGGTATCCGGTTGTGATAGCAGAGCGGCATGACGAACGATATACCGAAGAATGTCCAAACGGGTCATCTGTTCAATCGGTTTCTTGAACTCTGTCTCGGCGCTAACCGCCGTCATATATCCCTCGGTTGGAGACGTACCGGCCAGAGATTCACTGAAACCACCATCCCTTAGCGCCTGCAGTAACCGGTCTCCATTTTCATCGGTAAGGCCGGCCGCTTTTCTGGCCGCCGCTACTGCCGTGGATACAAACTGGCCACCATCGGATTCACCCTCTGGCGCCCTAGGATGGTCCTGCTCATTCCAGTTTGTCATCTTTGGGCCGGCCCTTTTTCTCTACGCCGGCCGCCTTTCTGGCCGCCTGTTCCGCAGACCAACCCACAGGAGCGGCTAACACCTCTCCCTTGTAGGTCTTGATGACCTCTGCCGCTTTCTTCGGGTCGAACTTCTTGTCAGTCATTTTCACGCTCCTTTTTAGACTTCAATTGTACCACAGGTCGAGGCCGCCAGCCCATGTTCGGCCAGAAGTGGGCCTAGTCCTCATCTTCATCTTCAAAAGCAAGGCCAGCCTCTTCACGCAAAGCGTCTAACACAAAAGTCACATCATCATCAGTTACTTTCCACCCCCATTTGTTCTCCAGAGTTTCTTCTATGAAGATTGCAACTTCGGTCTCATAATCATCCCAATCGTCAAAATCAGAAGCGTCTGGTCCAAATTCCACAACTCGGTCAAACAGCAACTCTCTGCGCTCTTCATCGGTCTGGTTTTCCGGCCCTTTTTCTGGTTTTCCTTTGATTCCGGCCGCTTTTCTGGCCGCCTTGGTTGCTTTTGCTACAGACCCCCTGCTGGTGAACTGGCCGCCAGTTGACTTGCCGCTTGGGTCTCTCGGATGGTCTTCTTCATTCCAGTTACTCATACCGGTCTCCTTTAGGGTAATACTTCTATCTTGCTAGCGCCATGCCGGTTTGCAAACGCCAAGGCCTCTCGTCTGGCATCCTTGTAGGTACCGCTTACAGCAAACTGGTTACCATCAATGTCAAACATCCACATGCCGTATTGATTCTCGCTTGGTTTCTTGGTGTGCGAAAACTGAAATTGCTCGGTTCTCACACTATCTACAGTGAGATGTCCTAGGCCGGCCGCCTTTCTGGCCGCCTCTTCAATCTCCTGCTGTTTGCGTGAAAAGGCCGACCCGTAAGGCTCCGTAGATAGCAGGTTTACTCCATCGCTAGAGACATTTCCGCTTTCGGCCCCTTGCAGTAACTCGGTCAACTCGTCAATGTCCATATCTCTAGCCTTGCCGTTATACTCCACCCGAACGACCTTGCCAGACGCTTTGCTTTCGTATACGTCGAACCCGTAAGACCGAAGAACGGTTGACGCATCTCGGACCCACTGGCCGCCCCATTCTGTTCCGGCCTTGGCCCTTGGTTGATTCTTCCAACTATCATTTGCAGCCATATCTCATCTCCTTTTGTAGTCTATGCTCCGAATCTGGACCCACCCTCGGCATAAGGGTCGGCCGGCTGTTCAGCCGTTGCTAAGGCTATCTGTTTCTTAGCCGTTGCCTCGTCTTCACCGAGGTTGCGCATCCTGAACTCCACCTTACTCATAATGGCGGCCGTTACCATGCGCATGTCACTAGCCATCTGCATCTCCTTGTCGATGACCACGGAATCATCAAACTCGAACTTGGTGTCGTACTTGCCCTTTGGAGCCAGACCCTCGATAGTGGCCCAAATGTCCATCGACTTGATGAGGTTTTCCATGGCCCCCTGCAGAGCCTTTTGTGTATCCGTGATTGTAGCGTAGGACCTCTGCTTGCTGGAGACTATCTCGGTCGCCGTTTTCTCGATGCTGTTCGGGTCCGAAATCGTTCCATAGGCCAGACCGGATGAAAACTCCACCTTTCGCAGTATGGCATCCAGACCGCTCAAGATGCTCACCTCACGGAAATCAGGAGACCAATCCTCGAAGAACTCTTTCTCTATGGAGTTGCTCTCGATGGCCTTGTACAGCCGTTTGTTGGGCAGGATTGGTTTGCCATCCTTATCCTTGCCGAACGCCAGAACATCGATATACAGCGCCCTCTGGCCAGAATCGAACTCCCACAGCAGGTTTGACCACAGGATGTCGGCCTCTTTTATCATGTCGGTTGCTCTGGAGTAACAGGCAACTCCAAGAGGACAAGACGGGTCGATGGTGTTAGCCATTGGGTACCGGAAATACGAGAAGAGCGGTTTATCTACGCCCTCAATGGTAGCCTCTGGTTCAATATCGGCCCAAACGTCTACATCAGTCAAAGGTACTGGCCGGCCTATGGAGTCTCTGGCGTCTGAAACAAAGGCCTTGTTCACTACCCTGCATCCAGCCTTTGTCATTTCGTGCATCTCCAGACGAGTATAAAACTTCTTGCCTATTGTGCGCTGGTCGGAGAATACACAACTGGTTATGTTACCACTAGTGTCGAAGACCACCGGAAAGAACTGGTCAGCCTGAACGAAATCGACCATTATCCGGTCCTCGGTTACGTAGGGTTTCATAATGAGACCGCCCTTGGCCGCTCCAAACTCTACCATCTGGCGCATCTTGGGTAACTGCAGGCTCAACTGCTCCATCAGGTAATCGGCCCTTGGAGAACCAGTAACCTCGACTTTCATCTCGATAGTGACCGCTCTGGCTATTTCACTGGAGATAACGGCGGCCAGATTCAGACTCTTGACCGTCTCACCGTTCACCCATGGGGATTCATTCCCGTACATCTGGCCCCACAGGCGCAACGCCTCTATCATGGCATCCGAGATGGCAACGTCAATGCCGATTGCCTCTTTTATGGTCGCTTGACTTATCATTTTGTTTAGTACTCCTATAATCCACGCTCTTAGCCGGTCGAATATCACTGGCCTCTCCTGCGCCATATCAGGTTGGTCGCATACCTCAAAGCATCAATGCCGTGGTTGTTGAAATCAGGATAGGCGTTTATGACCTCTCCATCCTTGGTGACTTCGTACTCATAAGACAACAACTCATCTGTGACATACGGCGCTCTCTCGTTGTCGCAAACGATGGCGGCCAGACTTTGTAACCACTTGATTGAATAGTTGACCGATTCCGGCCCTTTTTCAGCACCTCTGGCAGAGAGGCCATATTCCCTCAAGTCTGCTATGCTCTTTGGCTCTGCAGAGTCGCAGATGAGCAAGTGGTCTGGCATGAGACCATACTCCACCATGTTGTTGTACACCTTTTTGTTACTGGCCTTATGCCATCTCAACTCACCGAAGACATACAAGGTCAGTCTAGCGGCGTCATAGTACGCTCGGACATAGTGGGCAGGGTCCGGATAGTAACCAAAGTCCATTCCGTGAAGAACTCGGTCAAATCCACCCTCTATTTCACCGGTCTTTGGATTCTGTGCACCAAATATTTCGGCATCGGTTATCTTTCGAACCTGAATGTTTTCAAAGACCATGCCGCCAGCAGAGTTAGGTACCCCTAGGTACTCATGCTCGTATGCTGCCGGATTCACCTTGGCCAGATGTTCGGCCTCGTCTAGGAACGCCCTACCTAACCATTCCTTGGGTACATCAGTGAACACGCTTTCGTGCTGTAGTTGGGATTCCTTTGGTATCTTGATGTACTTGTTGGCCCAGTTGTTGATTGACCTAGGCGGATTGAATGACTTGAAGATGTAGGCCGTGTCACCGCCTCGGATGGCTGATTGTTCGACCTTGCGGATGGCCTCTTCACCCCTGAACTGGTCCAACTCCTCGAACCATAGCGCTCCGATATAGCCAAACGGCGGTTTGATTGACTTCACTTTGCTTGGGTCATCGGCCCCTCGGAAGTAAATCTTCTGGCCAGTGGGCAGGTACTCAATCTCCATTGGACTAACCGTGCTCTTGAACAGCGCTCCTAACCCTAACGCATCGATGGCCCACTTTATCTGACTAACCACCGAATCCCGAAGAGTAGTGGCAACTTGCCTAACCGCAAGAATGTGAATGTCTGGATAGTTGACTAGGAGCCAAAGTAGTATGAGACTGATAAAAGATGACTTGGTAGAGCCTCTACCACCGAAGAGCACATACTCCATGTGCAGGCCCCTTACGACGTCTCGGTAGATGGAGAGGAAAGACGGAGCAATCACGTCGGCCGGCAACGACGGCAGAGGATTCACATACTTACCCTCTTCGTCTATCTCGCTTTCCGGTTTAGGCGCATCGCTCATTCGCTCATAGTACCCCCTCTGTCGGCCCTGTGTTCGTAACTGGAACAGTATAGCCCAAGGTTCCCCTCGTTCCAGAGCGGCACCGAGTTTATCCTCGGCCACATCCGTTCTGACAAAGCGGTACTTGTCTATGGCGTCTTTTACTATCTGTACTTTTTCGGCACGACGGAGTATTGTCCGATAGGAGCAACCCAACTCTGTAGCAGTCTTGTAAACGGCCCCCTTATTCCTCTCCAAGGCCGCTATCATCTCCTTGTTTGGATAGACGAATCCACCGCCGTGACCTTTCTCATCTCTTGGCATAGGCTCACCGCCGGTAAACTGATTCCTGACCCCTCAAGTGTACCACACCTTGGTCGACCGGTCAATCTTTTCGAATAAGAGCCTGCCGGTCAAAGAACGATTTTTTCTTTCCTTTTCTTTCTTTTTTACTATCAGCGTGCTATAGGTGTCTATAGCGCTACGCTATTACTCTACTTGCACGACGCTATAGAAAGCCCGTTCTATTAGGGCCTAGGGACATTCAATGAGCCTACTCCTGAACGAACAGACGGAAAGGCCTTGACTGGTTTTCGGACCAGTGGTACAATTACCCTTTCGACCAACTGAACGCATAGAGAAAGGAGCCGCATGAGCAAGATAGACCGGTTCAAAAAGAAGAAAGAAAACCGGCAAGCCTACAAGGACGTTCGCAAAAAAGCCAATGAAAAAGACGTGGCCGAAAGGCGCCGAGAGAAAGGAGAGATGCCGGAAGAGATAAAACAACTCATCGAGTCAATGAAAAAACCGTCAATCGAACCATAACCCAACCCTAACCTAAAGGAGAAACACACAAGATGGCTATACCAGTAAAGAACACCAAAACACCAGCACCGGCCGCTAAGGCCCCCGTACAAGCACCGGCCCCCGTGAAAGCGGCGCCGGTCAAAAAGGAAAGCACACCTTTTTCCTTTCCCCAAGAGGCCGCACAGGCCGTAAATGACGCAAACCAAACGATGGTCGGTCTTCCGTTCGAGACCTATGTATGGTTTGTGAAGAACGGCCGGCCGGCGGCTAAAGCATCCGGCGGCGTTCCCTACACCGGCGGATTTGCCTCTTCCAGTTTTTGTGAGGCGGCGTATCAGGTGACCGACGTTCGTGGTGAAGAATACGACCTTGGTGAAGACATGGAACCCCTGATGGTCGGCAACCTGAACACCCAAGGCGTTTCCTATGACACCATCGACCTGCAGACCCTCGTTATCGTTCCGGTAGTGAGCCGCAAGCGCTGGTATGAGGGCCGGTCCCACGCACAGGTACTTTGCTTACAGAATCTCCCCTCTCCCGACAAGAATGGTGAGAACATCGTAGTCTTTGCCATGCTCTCTGCCCGTGGTTTTCAGTCCTCAATCCTGCTGGATGAGATTGGCAAGGTTGCGACCAGCACCTCTAACCAGCGTAAGGAATTGGGCAATCCACCGGCCGCTTTCTTCTGGCACCGCATCGGAATGCCCACAAATCCTGACTTCCGGCCAGTGGGTAAAGGAGCGACCAGCATCATCACCCCCGTGAAAGCAACCGCTCTGGATGAGAAACTCACCGACTGCTACATCGGAGACGAGATGGCCACGCTGTTAGGCGAAGTCTCACAGATGGAAGAAGTTGTCGCTTGGCGTGACGCTTGGAAAGACGAGTCCAAGGGAACCATCCAACAGACCGTCGAAGAACCGGTCGACAACAACGGCTACCAAGTACCGTTCTAATCTTACCCAACCCCGTGAAGAGGTCGACACCGCCGAAGATGTCGACCTCTTCAACACCATCAAAAGGAGAAACTGCACATGCTAGACAAACCATTCAACAAGATGACTACGGTTTACGGCGGCCAATTCGGCTCCGAGGGTAAAGGCCAAATCGTTCGTTTCATTACAGAAGTGATGTTAGGCCATTCACCTGCCGGCCTGCTTGCCTATCGCATCGGCGGTCCCAACGCCGGCCATACCTTTTACCTGAAAGACGAGAAAATCGTCACCTGCCAGATTCCTGGCCCTATGTTCTTTGGACCACCGGTAACTGGCATCATTGGACCAGAGGGAGTAATCAGCCTCGAAGTGCTAGGCAAGGAATTACAAGACCTCGCACAGTTTAGGCGCCGTCATGGCATCGAGGGCAGACAATCCCTCATTATCGACAACAATGCAACCATCATCAGCGAAGAACAACACAACCGAGAGGCCACGCTGGTAAAAGTAATTGGCTCCACCGGCAAGGGAGTAGGAGCCGCTACCGCCGACAAGGTGATGCGCACCGGCAAGATTGCCCTCGATAATCACAGCCTACAAGACCTACTTCTCCATTTTTCCCTTGAGTTTGACTACTCAATCACCGACACCATCAACTGGACACGGAACAAAGCGATGAAAGACCACCACCTCTTCGCCATCATAGAGGGAACACAAGGCGCCGGCCTTTCCCTGCACACCAGCGACCACTACCCTTACTGCACCAGCCGTGAATGCACACCTCAAGGAATTTGGGCCGGTTGCGGCCTGCACCCCCAAATGGCCGACTACTCCGAGTCCGTGATGGTCGTACGTACTTACCCGATTCGAGTGGCTGGACCTAGCGGCCCGATGTATCTGGAGACCAGTTGGGATGAAATCAGCCGCCGTGCCGGCAGGGAAGTGAAAGAGATAACCACCGTCACCAAGAACGTACGCCGAGTGGCAGAATTGGACTTTACCGCCCTCAACCGTACCATCGCCTACACACGGCCCGACTGCATCGCCCTGACTTTCCTCGATTACATTGACCCCGACGTTTACCAGACCAACCCGAACAGGAGCGAGATGTGCCAGACCTACGTTCACAACTTCATGAAAGCGACCGGCGTTCCGGTACGCTACGTTGGAACGGGAGAGGGCCACGTCTATGTCTGGTTACACTAGCCCCCTACAAGACCGGTACCTCTGCCCCAAGATGAGCGAGGCATGGTCCGACGAGATGAAACTGCGCCTACTTTCAGCCATCTGGACCAAAAACCACAACCAATATGCGAAAGCCGCCGGCATGGCCGGCCTAGTCATCAACGACCCTTTAGCCGGCATGGAAGAGGCCTACGTGGCCGCAACAATGAATAGGGCCAAGGAAATCGAGAAGACCACCGGCCATGACTTGGTTGCCATGCTTGCCGCCATCAAAGAGTTGTTACCGGAAGACGGCCACTACCTGCTCCACACCGGCCTTACCAGTAGCGATGTGCTGGACCAAACAACACTACTGCAGACCATCTGGAGCACCGCATACCTTGTGAACGAATTGAAAGCCAAGGTATTCGAGTTAGTGATGGCCGCTAAAGCCGGCCGATACGACGTTCTCATCATGGGCCGTACACACCTGCAACCGGCAGAACCTACCACCCTGCTCCACCGCATCACCCTTTTCAGTAGGGAAATCGTCGATTGGATGTACATGGCAGAGACCATGTTCCATCGCCTTATTCCGTACATGGGCCTAATGAGCGGCTCCGTAGGTACCTACGCCAATATCGTCTACACCATGCAAGGTCTAGATGTAGAACGGTTTGACATCTTCGACCTTAGGGCCAAGACACAAACCCTGCCACGCTACCTTGAATTGTTCGTGGCCGGTACCATCGACCTGCTAGCGGCCGCCCTGCACAAGGTTGCCTTTGACTTTCGCCTAGAGGCCAGTTACGGCAACATCACCGAGGCCGATGCCGAAAAGAGAGTGGGTTCTAGCGCCATGCCGTACAAGAAGAACCCCATCAGAGCGGAGAAGATAAACAGCCTGTGCCGGCACGCACACCACCTCGTGGGCAACGCATGGGACAATGCCGCATGGCAAGGTCTGGACCGTACCCTAGATGATTCCGCTAACCGGCGCATGTGGATTCCAGAGGCGTTCCTCACCATGGCCGAGGCCGTATGGGAAACTGGACTCCTGATTGACGACCTTAGCCGCATAAAGGAAACAGACCCGATGAGTTGGCAAGAAGTCTGGACCAAAAGCCGGTTGAAGAGTTGGACCGAGGCCAGACAAGCCGTAAACCTGCCCACAGATTTTCCACCGCCTTTCGAAACCGACAGGCTGGAGCGGTCGATTCAACACGACAAACTACTGATGGATGCCTACGTCAACCTGAAATGGCCGTGCGGTTCCTTGCAATATCTTTGCCTAACGTCGCCATTTACCCTGCTGAACGAGTTTAGATGGGACGATAGATGAGCGAAACCTACTACTACCTTTACGGAACCAAACCCGTTCCGAACGAAATATCCAGTTACGTCTGTGTAGATACCGAAACCACCGGCCTGACATGGACAGACGACACCTTGGGGATATCCATCGCTTGGAGAGACAACAATGGCAGTAACATGCGCTCCTGTTATCTTTCCAAAGTAGCCGGCCTGTTCCAAGACGACATCTGGAACAGGGAACAGACCCTAGCCCTTATGAAAGAGTTGTTCCGAGGGAAAATGGTCATCGGCCATTACCTATCCTTTGACGCTAGGACCCTGTTCCGAGAGTTTGACATCACCCCCCGTTGGCCGGTCGACACTTGGCACATGGTGAAATCCCTGTGCTGGATGCCCTCATACAGTCTTGCCGCCGTGGCGGCATCTATCGGAATCAACGACCCTATATGGATGGCACAAAAGAGCGAGAGGGCCAACCTGAAAAACCAAAGCCCGATGGAAGTTGCCGTATACGCAAGGAAAGACGCCGAGTATGCCCTGATGGTTTATGAGGCCTTTCAAGCAAGATACAGCGCAAGCCCCCTGTTCGACACCGATATAGCCTTTGGCCGTCTCACCTACGACATGATGGCCCGTGGTTTTCCACTGAACGAGGCCCTGCTGGACCAGCGCATCAAGACCGAGACCGCCGAGTTTACCCGACTGCAGATGTCTCTGGCTAAAGCCGGCATTACCAACGTGAACAGTCCCTCTAAAGTGGTCGTTCGACTAAAGGCCATGGGCATACCGGTAAAGAACGCAACCCAAGAGGAATTGTTGCCCTATGCCAACAATCAAATAGTTGCCGATGTGATAGCGGCATCTCAACTGCAGAGCAACATCAACAGCCGGCTATCCACTTTCAAGGAGTACGCCCACAACGGCCGGATACACGCCGAATGGCATCCCTTTGGCACGGTCAGTTATCGTATGGTTGCGAAAGACCCAAACTTGATGGCCCAACCACTGAAAGACCGAGAGGGCCGCAACTACGAACCTCTGGCCGAATTGTTTACCGACGACGAAAACTACTGCCTACAACTGGACATCGCCCAAGCCGAGGTACGGCTGGCCGCCATGATAGCCCGTAGTAACGGCATGGCCGAGTTTCTGGCGTCAGGGTCCGACGCCTACATGGAGATGGCCAGGAAAGCCTACGGAGAGGCCAACAAGGAGAACCGACAAAAAGCCAAGAGAGCAACTCTGGCATCCATCTATGAAGAGGGTCCAAACGCCTTTAGCGAAAAACACGGCGTGTCAGTGGAAGAGGCTACCGAGATACTCACACAGTTTAGAGCCTCTTTCCCCGAAATCAAGACCATGAGCCGCAATTACATGGCCTTTGCTACCAAGAATGGGTACATCAACCTCTACACCGGCCGGCGCATCTACTTCGACCCGAACGACCAGCGCCTATATCGAGCGTTCAACCAAGAAGTACAAGGCGGCATAGCCGAATTGATGAGAACGTTCATGCTGGCACTGGACCGTGAATATCCAACTTGGACCGTAGGCCAGATTCACGACTCTATCATCCTGAACATAAATCGCTGTATAGTCACCAAGGACTTGATAGACGACATAAAAGCAACATCGCTCCGAATCCTGCAGGAGACCCTGCCGGAATCGGTTTACCGCTTGACCACGCCGGTCATTCCACTGAAACTGGACTTTGAGCCGCTAAAGGCCATGACCGACGGAGACTACTAAAAGGAGAAACTATGGAACCTAAGATGACGGAAGTAGAATTGGCACACCTGTTCGTGAAATACGCAAGCCTGAAAGACCAGTTGGACATACTGGCCGCCTTGATTGAAGAAGAGGTACTGGCTAGGGGAGAAACCGTGAAGATTGCCGGCGTTACCGCAACCTACTACAAGGCCGGCAAGGAGTACCAGTACGAGTCTGCTGCCCAAGCCGCCATGGCCAAACTCGAAGTACCATTGGACCTAAAGCCGTTCACCACCACCAAGGAAACGGTACGCTGGAAAGAGGTTTGCGAGAGTATGTTCGGCGCAGACCAAATTGAAAGTGCGGTACCGGCCGAGGAAAGACCGGCCAGAGCAGCAATAAAATGAAGATATCGGCCTCTGTACTAGAACAAGACCTAGAGAAAGATGCCAGAGCCAAGACCGGCATCAATGAAACGGCCGACTACCTGCTGAAACAGTTGCACACCTATTCACTGGAAGAGCGGTACCAACTGGAACAGGCCTACCTCGGCATCAAAGCCCTAAACCTGAAAGGCATGGGAGCCGTATCCAACGCCGAATTGACATTCAAACTGTGCAAACACTTTGACAAAGTAAATAGAAAGGAGAGAATATGGCGAGAGATGGTGAGAGACCTGAAGAAGAATCAGCCAATCGTAAGGTTCGTGTGAGGGAAATAATCGACCAATATAGAGGCTCTTGGAACCTGCAACAGTTGGCCATGTCGGCTAACTCGTTCGGAGTAGCCACTAGCCGCCAGACCTTGCACAACTGGTACATCGGCAAATACCTGCCGAACAAGAGCCTGCTGGACCTGTACATACGCATCCTGAAAGGGAGACGGGACACAGGGACAAGGATGCACATACTGGAGATGTACGAAAACCTGTACAAGGCGGCCGGTCATGGGGAATGAGTATGCTTTCGACCCTCTGGCCCTGTTGAACAGTAAAGACCCGATTGTACCTTTCCTGAATAAGGAAAACATTGGAGAGTGGGCCTCGTTCAAGAGCAACACCGAGGCGGATTTCTATCAGTACGGCCGCTTTTCTCTAGCCGAGGCCTACGGGTCGGAGCCGGTATGTCTGCTGTATGAGTGGATGTCTTTCAACTTGCCGGCCGCCGTTTACACCCCTGATTTTGCCGCTCTTCTGGAAGACGGCCGGATGGTATTCGTGGAAGTAAAAGCAAGTAAAAAACAGCGGCATTACCTTACCGGCCGCTATAAAATGAGAATAGTCTCAAGTCTCAACCCGTTCTTTGAGTTTTGCATCGCAATTCCCATGGAACGGTCTAGGAATGCCCTTTGGGAAATCGACCGGATACCGGCCGACAAACGACTAGGTTCATACATCATCTGGATGGCTATGAAAGGAGACAAAAATGGCCAAAATGACGCAAGGTGACTTTGTAGAGTGGGCAGGTAAATACCTGCACGAAATCATGAATACGCTGGAAGAAAAAGGCCAACAGTACAGCAAGGAATCGGCCTTTAGCAACTTTGAAGAGGGAGCATCCCTGAACGGAGTAAATCCGTTGGAGTACCTGATGATTCTGGCGACCAAACACTGGCATGCGCTCTGCAAGGCTCCAGACAGCAACACCGCCGAACGAGCCAAGGACATCATCATCTACATGTTACTACTCATAGCCATGGAAGAGGAGAGGAAAAAGTGAGAAACACAACCATTTACCTAGCAAGCGCCATCGACCAATCCACCACCAGCAAACTGTACGCCCCCGTGTTTGAGGTCTTATCAAGGTCCGGATACGTGGTCTACGACCCGAAGAGCGCCTTTGCTCTGGACCCCCTGCTGATGGATGGAGTACGGTTCGAAGAGGCCAACGAGGCCGCCCGTTACATCTTCGGCGTGAACAATGCCGCCTTGAAACATGCTAATATGCGTGTTTTCCTAGTGGAGAAGACGCCGAGTTGGGGAGTGCCCATCGAGTTGAAACTCACCGTGGAGAGCGGCTGGCCGTTCACCATGGTAATTAGTAGAGACCTGAAACTACCAGTGTATCTACGGGTACTACTGGACATGGCCAAGGCATGCATCGTCACCTCGGAAGAAGTGGAACTGGCAGAAATCATCTACAAGCGGTTGAGTGTGGACCCGAATGAAAAATACCACATTTGGTATAGTAGCGGCAGGGCCAACAAGGTCGACATTCACAGCCACTTTGTTGATGCGGTCATCTATGCATCCGGCGTAGACAAGGGAAAGGCCAACAAAGAATGAAAATACAAATCAGTAAACTACCCGATGTAGACTTTGCAGGAATCAGTTTGCCGGCCTACGTTGGAGACGCCGGCATGGACCTAGCCGCCGTCAAAAGAACGGAGATTCCGGCCCACGGGTATATTGACGTTCCGCACGGTTTCTGCATCGAAATACCCCTTGGTTACTTTGGTTACATTCTGCCTAGGTCTAGTCTCATCAAGAGGGAGAATGGAAACATGGTCGTCATGGCATCGCCCATAGACGCTGGATACCGAGGCCAAATCTTCACCATGGTCCGGAACAACGGCGACCACCCCCTCATCATAGACATGGGCCAACGAGTTAGCCAGATGGTAATACTGCCGCATGCCACAATAGACGGTTTCGTCTGGAGTACATACCTACCGGAGAGCAATCGAGGCCCTAACGGTTTCGGGAGTACAGGGAGATGAACGTCTTGCCGCCACGATATACGCAAGTACCTAACGAGTTATTGGACAACCTGCAGGACTTCTCGAAAGCCGAGATTGTCATGCTGATGGTCCTGTGCCGCATCACATTCGGGTACCATAGGGAAATAGCCAGTGCATCTAACGCACAGGTAGGCCGCATGGCTGGCATGGCCATCACCACGGTAATCCGAACAGCGAAATCCCTGACCGATAAGGGAATAATCGAACACCGGATAAACAGCCGAGGCATTTCCGAGTGGACAATCGTTATCAAAGAGGAAACGGAGCCGGCCGTCGATGAACCGAAGAAATACACCCCCGACCAAGAGACGATGTATGACAAAGCAAAAGCACTGGCCGACGTTTGCCGGATAGACCTGAAAGCGAACAAGGGCATGCTCCTAGGAACGGCCAAGAAACTACCCCTCTCTGCGGCCGAAATAATCGAACTGTTTGGCCAAGGCGGCGCATGGTACCAGTACGATTTCAGAGGGAAGAAGAACAGCCCACCCATGCTGAAACAGATATCCACCGAGTTTGTGAAGATGAGACAAGCCATGGACCTAGGCACCGAACAGGCCAGTGGACCGAGCAATGCCATGGTAAAGGATGGAGAAATCTATGTCTAAACAAGAAAACTCCGACATAAAAGAACTGATATACACCCCCTCGGAGACCTCGACCATAGGGATTGAATCATCGAAAAAGGTAAGCACCTATTCCGACTTTGGCATTCCCTTGGGTATTGAAGGAATCGATGGCTATTTTGCTCCGGTAATGCCAGGGCAATTGGCCGTAATAATCGGCCAGACCAGCCATTACAAAAGCGGCCTCATCAGTTTCCTAGCGGAACAAGCCGCCATCCACATCTCCGAACTTGGCAGGGAAAACAAGACGCCGGCCATCGTGTACATAAGCACCGAGGATTTCATAGAAGAACAGGCCTACACCGCTTTTGCCAGAAACGGGTCCGAGACGGTCCGAGGTCTGGCAAGCGGCCAGATAGTTGACTTGAAAGCGCTGGAACAAACGGCCATCCGAGTTGCCGGTATACCCATCTACCGAATCGGTCTCTCCTTTGCCAGACCATCTGTGTTCTACGAGCAGTTGTACCTTTCCAACCTAGTCAGGGCCATCGACGTGATAGCGGAGAAGAGAGATATTCGTGGCATCTTCGTTGACTACCTACAGGCCCTACCCATCGACCCCGAAGTCTACACCGCCGAAATCAGCCAACAGAGACGCCTGCAGGTACGTAGGGACATCTACCGGCTGAAACAAGCGGCCGCCTACTATAAGTGCCCCGTTTGGGTTGCCGTTCAGGCGAAACAGGAAATCAGTAGCATGGCCAGCCAGATAAAACTGCCGAACGTGTACGACGGAGAAGAATCGAGCAGTATCGCCCAAAGAGCGGATAAGGTCATCTGCATTTGGTTGCCCAAGATGCACTACCTACAAGGACACCAAATCCGTCTAGGAGAAAACCAGTTGACCGTAACCGAAGACATGCTACTGATGAAAGTAGCAAAACAAAGAGGCTCTTTCCCATCTGGCCGTGTTTGGATTTGTAAGATTGACTACGAACACGGAACAGTCAAGGTAGATAACGATGCTCTCTCAAGTGTACCTTTCTAGGACTATGACGACTCCAGAAGAAATCCTATCAGCCGCCGGTTTTGACGGCCCCTCGTTCAGTTTCAGCGACTCTGGCCAGAGGTCAATGAGAGGGCCGTGTCCGAAATGCGGCGGCGCTAGGAGATTACTGGTCTTCGTTGACAATCAGTTACCGTACTGGAATTACGCCTGCGACCTGTGTACTTTCAAAGGTAAACAAATCTCCGTACCCGAAGACCTATGGGGAACAACACCAATCCTAAGCCGGCAAGAGAACGACTATGCGGCGGCGCTGGAAGACCTGAACAATTCGGCCGCATGGATAAACTACCATGCAGCGCTGGAAAAGGATAACCGAGAATGGCTCCGGAAAAGAGGCATACCCGACCACTACCAGAATAAGTGGACCCTAGGATTCGTTGAACGTAAGGCGTTCCTGCACGACGGAGAAATCCACCATTCACCGGCCTACTCCATCCCGAAGATAAACCATGAAATGAAACTGGTCAACATTGACTACCGGTTGACCGAGCCGCCCGACGGAGCAGGTAAATACCGAGGCGAGACCGGCCTGCCGCCTGCCGTCTTCATAGCAGAACCGGCCCGAATTGACTTCAATCGATTGTTCGTGGTCGAAGGAGCATTCAAGGCCATGGCCCTATTCATCTTTCTGCAGGACAATGGATGGGCCGACGTTCAAGTAATCGGCCTGCCGTCTATCGGCTCCAACCTCTGGAAAGAACACGTCTACCAGTACGCCGAATCTTGGGTAATGCTGGACCCTGACAACCCTGAAAAGACGAAAAAGGTTGCTAGGGAAAGCGGCTCCAGCCCGATATATCTGCCGGCCAAGATAGATGACGCTATACTGGCCGGAATGTCTTGGAAAGCCTTTCAGGCCGTCATCCGTAACTCTGACCTTTAGAGAATAGAACAGACGTTCGTGACATTTATCATGTTCAAGACATGACATTTATCACTGTCAAGACCTTGACAATGTAAACGCCCCATGGTATAATTGAGGTGTGGGAAACCACGAACGGCCGAGCGACAACAGGCCAAGACGCACCTTGACAACCGAGAATAACCCCGACCGTGGATGCCACAGCAGACGGTCTGGTCCCTAGGTGAACGACCTAGGCTGATGAGCCAAGAATGGCGAAACCGAAAGGAAAAAGAAGATGGAAATCAAGCAATACCACCAGAACGGAACCTCTTACATAGATGCAGAGGGCAGAATCGATTTCACCATGGATTCCTTGCCCGAACTGGAGCGAGGCCACTTGGTAAAGTACATGGCCAAGCGTAACGCCACCCTCATTGAGGTCTACTACTTGAGGACCTTGAATTTCAGCCCAGGATATTTCAGGGCCGCAATCCGGATGCCTGATGGCGAGATTCGGCGCATCTGGCACGACCACGAGCATCAAGACCTGCATCCTAAATGGAAGTGGGATGGCGAAAAAGGAAAGCGCAAGAGGGAAGAGTACGAGGCCCAGCATATCGATTGGAGTGAATACGACCAGAATGGCGGCACGTTGAACAGAAATAAATAGCCGAAACCGCCGAAAGGCGGTCCGCCGGAACAGCCCTACCGGCGCTGATGAGGCAGGGCCACACAACCCAAAAGGAGAACCAAAATGAAAACGAATTTGAGAGCAGTAACCTGTGAGTGCGGTAATCGTATCAAGGCTGGTCGTGGGTACTGGAACGGCCAGAGATTCATCTGCCCGACTTGCGCTCCTGCAGTTGAAGAGACCAAAGGCACCGTCAAAGAAAACACGCTGGTAATTCCGGAACCGACGGCCGCCGATGAGGAAAAACTGGTCAAGGCCATCCTCACTGGTTCCGAGGAACGAGATGAAATCGACCGAGCATTCGACGGGTCGCTGGTCTACTACAAGGCGGCACAGATTCGGGTCGAAATCGTAACCCCTAGCACGACCTACCGGTTGGCCAAAGCAGGGTCCGAGAGGGCCGCAATCGAGGCGGCACGGCAGTACGGCATTCGGCACGATGAGGTCAAACTCTTCTATTCGAAGAAAGTAAACAAAGATGGAGCCGTCACGTTCTGGAGTTTCGTCTGGACCGTAAAAGGAAACATCGACTAGGTAACACACTGGAGCCGCAAGGCTCCGGTCAGCCGGTTCACCATCCGGCTCCGATGAGGCCAGAAAGGCCGAAACCACCTAACCGAAAGGAAACCGAAATGGCAATCAAAGAATTGAACGAGAAAGAAAGCAAGAACGAGGAAATCAACTGGCTGGAAGAGATAGCCAAATCCGTTCAGGGTAAAGACCTCTACGTGGCCGACCTTTTCACCGAGCGGTTTGTTTCTTGGGTATCAATCCAAATTCATAACGATTTTCCACCCGATGTGATGGCAGAGATGGAACACGCCCGTGATGGAGAGACTGCGGCCAATGATTCGTTGCGGCTGGCCGGCAAGGAAATTGAGGCCAGAGACCTCGATTTAGTAAAAAAGTCCGAGCGAATCATCGCTCTGGAAAATCGGATAGGCGAATTAGATGGCGAAATAAGAAAGGGATTAGATAGAATAACCGAGGTATATGAAGTTGCTGCCGGTCTAAGCAATGCCAACGAGGACTTGAAGAGTGAAGTGACTCGCCTAAAAGTCAAGTTGTTCGACCTGATGGATAAATAGCCGAAAGGATGAAGATGAAATCCCTGCATAACAATTGCCTCTCAAACACCTATTTTGAGGTAGGCCGCTACGGCCTAAACCTCATCTTCCACAAGTGGAACGCCAAGCGTTACACTTCCATCATCATCATATGGGCCAAGGCCCATCCATCAATCAAACGTGGGATTCTCATTTCCCACTAAGCCGAAACCGCCGGAAACGGCGGTCCGCTGGCCAGCCCGACCAGCGCTGATGAGGCAGGGCAAAACTAACCCAAAAAGGAGAACCAAAATGAACAACAGAAATGAAGTAATGGATTTCGGCAAGTTTGATGAGATGGTCAATGACCACAACAACCGCATCACCGACGTCTTCTCACCGATGAATAACATGGCCTACGACGGCCTTGGTCGTGTAGCCGTTCAAGAAGAGACCGCCTTGGGAATCCTGCGCTCCGAGGGTAACCTGAACAAGGTAGGATATCGCCAATTATGCGGCCGGCTGAATGCCCCTCACCAGTGGTTGACCAGCCTGAATT